GCTCTTCCGATCTGTAGGCAACAACCCAGCAATAATAATTAGGATCGGATTTTTGCATAACTCTTGGCTAATTTTCTAATAGTGTTATAATCTGTTCGGAATAATTCAATGGAGGTGATGAAGGTTACCTTTTGTCCTGCTAATTTAATGGTCATGTATAGGTGCTCCTTAGGTAACAATCCTTTTATCTTAAGGTAGAATTTAGTAGGCATACCAGTAAAGTAAACCCCCTTGGGCATACCATTTTGCCTGCACATAAGTATGGGAACTTTATTCACGGGTTCTGCATCTCCTTTAGCCTGTAACCACCAATCTCTTACCTGTACTCTCTTGTTCCAATCCATTAGGCAATGGGAGAAATCAATCTTAGCATAGTTCTTAATCTCAAAGCAAAAGGGGCTGTAGTGCCCCTCTTTAATGCAAGTAATATCCCCAGATGTTGTAGAGGTCCGCCACCCCAAGCCTCCTGACCTGGGTACCTTTCTGTGGTCAAAGCTTGACCAATCTGTTATCCCCTTGGCTGCTAGCCTTTCCCCCTTATTTCCTTTCCTGTGTCCGTTTATACCCATGGGTATTGTATTTAACTTTAATAGTACAAGATACCTGCAGAATGCCAGGTTAGGCTTCCATCTCCGTAACACCCTGATTTAGAGTAAGTGTTATCTTATTGCAGTTGAGTGGGTTGAATGTCCTCCTATGAGTGATGAGATGGATAGATTTGTTTTGGGCTCTCTCTAATAATAATTTACCTATTATCTCTATGTTTTCAACATCCAGGCTTTCAAATACTTCATCCATTAACATTATATTAATGGGACGGGTAGAGGTTATTACTCTCTCTATAGACCAGGCAATAGATATATCTACTAGCTGTTGTTGTCCCCCGGATAAATCTTCGTAGGGTACTTCCTCTTTGTCCTGGTATACTAGTATCTTTATATCCTTATAGGCTGAGTCAAGATTTACCTTTAGCTTTATTTTAAAGCCCACTATATATTGTAGTGATTTTAATACCTGGTTTATGGAGCTACTCATGGAGTCAATGATAAAGGCTTTTAATCCCCCATTAGATAAAGGGTCCTTAATTAACCAGGTATATACCTTTACATATCTTAGTGAAGATTCTACCTGATCATTTAGTTCACTCAACTCCTGTTTTACTTTAGCTAATTGTTCCTCTAATTCCCAGGCTTTAATGGTACATTCCTCTCTCTTAACCTTTTGCAGTGTTTGATAGCAGGACTCCATCTTACCTACAATATTGTGGTAGTTGTTTTTCTCCCTTTCTAGAAACTTTATTCGATTTTTTAATGATGTAATGGAGTTCTCTAATTTTTTAAAACTAGCAAGCTCTGACAGTACCCCATCGTATTGAGTTTGAAGTTCATCTAAACTTCTCTTCTGAAGTTTAATCTCCTTAAGGCAACTCCCAATTTCCTTTTTAACCTGGGCACGGTATTTAGCCACCTTTTCTTTTGGTATTTTAGCACCACAGCTACCACATATCCTATCTGGGTTTTCATAGCCCTCCTTTAGTTTAAGGTATTCTTTATTAAGTTTCTCTAATTTACTACCCTCTGAGTTAAGGGATAGATTTAGCCTGAACTCACTATCCTTGAGGCCAGCAAGTTGCTCGGGTTGGAGTTTATTTAACAGCTTCTTCTTTTTCTTTAATTCCTTATTCCCCTTTTTGTATTGGCTTATCTCTCTCTTATACCCCTCAATCTCCAGGGTTAACTCTGTCATTCGAGCCTTCCTACTCCTTTTAAAATCCTTTATTGCTTGCCTTGCATTACTTAATGCAGACTGTATAGTTTCCTGCTTGTCCTGTAGGCCTTCCTTCTTACTCATTAATCCCACTGCATCCTTCTCTAGCTCTGCCAGCTTAGCTCTTCCTAGATCATTTGCCTTAGCAATATATGCTACTTCAAATGCCTCTTCCATTATTTTTTTCTTAGTAGAATTATCCTCACCCATTAACCTCTTTAGCTTCTGTCCAAACAATACAGAGCTTTTAAACAGCTCAAAGGAGTAGCCTATGGTCTTTATAATCCAGGCCTGAGCATCTTTTTTATCCCGGAGATCATCCTTTATCTTACCATTAACTGTTATTACTATACCTGACTTTACCTTCCTACCCAGTACCTCTCCTTTAAAATCCTGGGTTCTACCTATCCTTATAACCTCTTCTCCCTTTTCAAACTCTAACCAAACCCAAGTACCATCATACTCTTGGGTTTGTGATTTCTTCCATGGAGTTACACTGGATTTCTCCTTTACTAATTTACCATATAATACCCAGCTTAGTGCATTGAATATGGTAGTTTTACCTGCTCCATTCCTACCCTGTATTAGGTTTAGCCCGGGCTTATTAAACCTATAGGTCAACTTCCTAGCTGACCCAAAGTTATGAAGCTTTATTAACTTTACAACTACTATCATTCTCCTGCCTGGTTTAGAATGTCAATTAATGCCTTAATTTTTGCCTTCTCTTTTATGCCCTGCTTCTTACAATAAAGCTTTGCAAGCTTATCCCTGGATTTACTTATGTCAAAAGTTTTCTTTTGTATGATTTGCTCCTCCTGCTCCTCACCCAGCCACTCTATATAATCCATACCCATCTTTATAAAACCCATAGCATCTCCTTGGCTTATCTCAACCTCTGTACCTCTTACAAAACAGGGGAAGTGATCATTCATGGGAATAAATTTCCTTTTACCATCACTGTATATTTCCCAGTAACCCATCTCTACCCCCATATCTCCAAAATTCTGATGTATGGGAGAACCCAGCATCACGGACTTCTTACCTAGCTCTTGTGGTTGATGGACATGCCCCCAAAGTACCAGGTCATAGGCCTTGAAGAGTTTATCCATATCTTCAGGGAACTCAGACTCTATTTCAAAGCCTGTAGTGGATTTGCATTTAGCAGGATTACCATGCAGCATCAATATTTTAAGCTTATCCCTATCCTCTATGGGTTCCAGGGATTTAATAGCTTTGATTAGCTCCTTATCACTATTCATGTAGGGTATCCCATCAATTACCATACCATCATCTCTTATCCGGCTGTTATCTATGTTTATAAGATTGGGATGTAACAAAGATAAGGAGTCCAAGTATGTTGGACTCCTATGGTTAAGTGAGTTTTTCTCACTCATATCATGGTTACCACTTATTGCCCATATCCTTACATCCTTATACTTGATCAATGCCGCACATAGAGAGCTTAAGGTTTCATTCTCTACCTCTTTGGGGTCATGTAATATATCACCCGAGAATAATAAGGGTACTTTGTTTCCTCTAGCTCTTTGAAGTATATCCTCTGCCGCAATTATAGACCATTTCAGCCTTGAGTTATCCTCATCGAAGTCCTTGAATTTATGGATATGCCAATCAGCAGAGGCAATAGCTACTAATTTTCTCTTCATCTGAAAAGGTCTTGGAAATTTTTGGTTAAAAAGGTTTTAAGGTTATACTTAAGGCACATAGCTTTAAATTTCTCCTCATTAAATACTGGGAATTGCCTGCTCCTATAGTACCTTATCTTTTTCTTTTTGTTATACCTGTCATTGAAGTATGGCAGGTCTATCATAAGTTTATTTACCTTATATACCTTTTGGAGTTTATCCCTGTCAATCCCATTGAACTGGGCTTTGGCGTTATTAAGAAAAGCTTGTATGCTTTTATGCTTATCCAGGAATTGAGCAGCCTTTACTTCCCCTATACCATGGTAGCCTTTTATATTATCTGAATTATCCCCAGTTAAGCAAAGGTAATCCACCGACTGGTTGGGTTGTAAACCCTTTCTGTTTATAGCATAGGTGAATAAGCATAATACTGAAGGGTATGAACTACCCCTTGCATTGGGTACTAATACATCAACATCCTTTGCTATAAGCTGCTCAAAATCCTTGTCACCAGATACTATAAGCTTCTTAGTATCCTTGGGTAAAGATTTAAGAAGGAGATAAATCATATCATCCCCTTCTACCTTCTCATTATGCACCTGAGTTATACCCAGGTAGTATAACAACCTCTTCACTCTCTCTATTTCCTTGAAGAACTCCGTCCTGTCACCGTGGTCCCTTTGCTTATACTCAGGGCATAGCTTTAACCTCTTGGGATGTTTATCCCCATCCCATACAACATAAATCCTGGATGGTTTATATTGATTAATAAGAGGCCTTATAATGGAGGGTATACCAAATATCATTGATGTACTCCTACCCTTATAAGAAAGTTTACTATAGGCATAGTAGGCTCTGTAGGCCATGTTCATACCATCAATGATCAGGATGTTGTCACTCATCTTCGTCTTTCTTTTTAAGTTCAATTACTGGGTATAGATTTGATTTAAGGCTAGCTAGTTTTGCTCTTGTTTTTGAAATTGTATTGATAGACGAACGTCTTACTAGCTTTGCTCTAAGGTCGTCATTTGTTGCAAGGATCAATTCCATTTTCTCGTCTCCCCGTGCAATAACTTTCCCCTTATAATAAAAGATTGCCTTCTTTCTCTTTATTACCTCATCTTTAACTAAAGCCTGCCAAAGTCCTTTGTACCTATTATACCCAAAATTTTCCCCCTCCTTCACAAAATAGACCTCTGTTTCAAGTCTTTCCCTGGGGGGAGCAATTTTGTTTTTCTTAACCCTTACATAAACCTTCTGACCTATCTTCTCCTTGTATTTATCCTTTATTTGACTACCCCTGTATAAACCCAACCTAATAGAAGCATAGAACCTCATGGCTTTGCCCCCAGGAGTAGTGTCTGGGTCCTCATATTTGGATGCACCTATCTTAGACCTTACCTGGTTTACACAAAATACGCAAATACCCAATTTATGGAATAGAGGGTTCCTTGACCTTAATAATGTATCGATTGCTTTTGCTCTATTACCCATCTCAGCTTTACGATCTTGCTGGGATACATTTATATTCTCCATTGTTTCTAGAGCAGCTAAGGAATCTACCACAACTAATATGGGTTCATTATTAGTTAATTTTTTTCTCCACTTAACTACCATGTCAGCAATCCAATCAGAAGCCTTTTCCACTATATTCTGAGCGGGGTATATCTCTAACCTATTTAGGTCTACCCCATGAGCTACTGCCCAATGAGCAGAGAAGGTCCCCTCCGCATCATCCCATATAGCTATCCCCCCTAAAGATTGAGCTGCACATACAAAATCTAAAGCCATTAATGTTTTACCTGTAGACTCCTCTCCATAATCCTCTAGTATATGCCCATATTGTATTCCACCCCCTATAAGATAATTAAGAGGGAGGATACGACTAGGTAACCAAAGTGTATCCTCCCCAGGTACAAGGATATCAGAGGCTAGACCTGCTTCGGGGTACCTCTTCTTTAAAACGGAGTCCTTTGTGGGGACTCCGACTTTTTTCTTCTCAGCCATAATAAGTTATTATAAATCGCTTTTACGTTTTTTACTGTCCTTACCTTTTATGGATTTCTTTTTCTTGGGTCTGTCATCCTCATCGTCATCATCTTCCAGGTCAAGGTTAAGGAATTTATCCCTCAAAGCTTTGGTTTCTTTGTAGGTAGGTATCTCTGCCTTAAGCAGTTCTTCCAGGTTATAGGGACCCCGGAATTTTTTGTGGGCTTTACTGGGCTTACCCGGTAGAGCAGAGTATTCTGTGTCCAGATTCTCCCCTGTTCTTCTTACCTTAATGTCATAGCCATTAATGGGGTCAGTAAAATCCCCGTTATCTGGGTCAAGGTAAAGGTCAAGCATATCGTTGTAAACACTTGTGGGTAGTAAAGCTAACCTTACTCCCTTCTCCATGTCCACTTCGTTACCCCGCTCATCCTTGTATTGATATACTGCTACCACAAACTTCCTTTTGGGTTTAAGCTTCTTAGCAAGCTTTCGGTCCTTTTCGTCCTTAGAGTTATTAAGGTCCTCATACGCATCATTAAGAGCGCATTTCTCCCCCATGGATTTAGGGGATATAACCCCCTTTAATTCTTTGCCCAGGTAAAAATGGAGAACCTCCACCCCCCAGTCAACATCATCCCCTACAGGGACGGGTCTTATACGAGTAGTACCTGCCTTAAAGAAGATCATATTACCGCCTTTATTGCGGTTCTTTATATCCTCTCTCTTGGCTATTAGTTTCTCCCGTAAGGACATTTTATTTTTTGCCATAATTAAAGTGGTTTAATCTCTTCTTCTAGTGTTAGAGGACAAAGTCTGTAGCAAATCCTTCCTTTGCTCAAAAGCTTTTACGCATGCCCATATAGTATCTGCATCGTCCTTAGCCTTTATACATGCTCTGGATGCTAGGATAAAATCCTTATGGGATAGTACGGAGGCCTTAGCCATATCATCGGTCATTGGCCTCCCATTAGCTCCCTTCTCCTGCTTAAACTGGAGGAAGAGGGTACCTTCTACCTTCTTCCTTTCCAGTTTAAGGTCCTCAAACCTTGTTAGTAATTTTTTCTGAAGCAGGGTAAGGAACCCATAGTAGGAAGGCTGTTCTTTTATCTCCATCTCTAACAACCTCTCGGTAATCTTCACTTCCTCGAAGAGGTTAAACTTAAACACCTCCCCCTCATATTTTATACGGATGTTAGCTAATTGAGCAGTCCTACTTAAGTTAAGTCCTTTTGCCATGGTTCATTTTTATTTAATAGTATTTCTCTTTACCATTTGGGATAATTCTACAGGAGTTTTACCCTGGGTAAGAAACTCGAATACCTGCTCCTTCCTCTTCTGAAGGTCCCAGTAATCTATAATCAATACTTCAGGACCAGCTAAGGATTTCATGAATACATTCCTTAACCAGTACTCAAACTGGGCATCAATAGCCCTTTGATAGTACTTATTAGCTACCCGAGAAAAGTTCCTCTCAACCTCATTGGGTTGAACAGCCTTCACATAGATTACATAATCCAACTCCTCCCATGCAGCTAAGCACTCCCGAGTAAACTCCTCTACCATCTGGTCTGTAACCATGGGGTGAAAGCCTACCTGGTTTATAAAGTAGGTTAGATTGTCAATGGGAGAACGATCAGTCACAAAGTTATCGTTCTGCATAATGACCTCTGCTCTCCTTATCTGCAGGAGCTTCTGGTTCATTATACCATACTCAGGATTAAGAGCTGAGTACCTTATCACCCCCACATGTCCACCCCCAGGGTAGTCAAGCAGGTCATCTATAAGCATTTTGTCCCCCTCTTTTTTAAGGTCACCCGCAGAGCCTGAGATGTGTGTCAAACCCAGTTGCTCTGCTACGAATGTTACTAATGTTGTTTTGCCGGAGCCAGAGCTCCCTGTAAAAGCTACCTTCATATTAATTGGTATTTGTAATTTATTCGTGAATTAATAAAACCTACTTGCAGGTCTATAGAGTTTTTTACTACCCTATAAGCATAATCTGTACATATACCTACAGTGTCCTCATTTACTCCCCAGGTACTAAATATGCAATAGGGGAGATTACCTACTAGTATCTCCCTCTGATGTTTATTTATTATTACCTGGTCCTTATACAACCTGGACTCTTCATGTATAGTCCAAGTATCATTCAGGGGATGCATTGAGTGAGTATCCTTAAAAGCTTCTACTAAACCCTTAAGATGCTCGTAGGTTAATTGGATCATTTTGAAAGGGATTTGTTTGTCCATTGTTTTTGGCCTGTGATGTCCATCCCCAGCTTAGGTACCTTCTCCAGCTTAGATTCATCATCCACCTCAATTTCTGCCAGCAGTAGGAACCTATCAGTAAAGGCATCGAACTCTACATCGTGGCCTTTTACCTTTTTAACCAGGCGTTTCTTTTCAATACGGGAACCCTTGGTTAGCTTCCAGTATTTATTAAATTGCTTACGCTCCAACTCCCATTCACATTCCCGCTTCTTAGTTTCCTTACGGTCCTTTAGCGTTAGAATGTAATCAGCCCCATACTGACGAAGCCTTACAGTATTGGGAGCAAACTGTAGCTCTATACCCAGCTCCTCCAGTACCTGCTTAGCTATCTCAATGTCCTGTATATAACCCTGGCGGATAGTTGTCCCCTGAGTTAATACTTCATCATACACCTCAAGGCCATTCTTGGCCTTTGTATGATCGCTTTCCCGGGTCATAAGGATAAACCTCTTTTCAATTTCATAACCGGCATAGATTTGTTT